ACAAATACAAGAAAATGGTATCCGTAACTCTACACTAATGGCTCTTATGCCTGCAGAAACATCTGCTCAAATTAGTAACTCTACTAATGGTATTGAACCACCTCGTGCATTAGTTTCGTATAAAGGTTCTAAAGATGGAGTTATGGCACAAGTTGTTCCTGGCTATCATCACCTTAAAAATAAGTATGATCTATTATGGGATCAAAAGTCTCCAGAAGGTTATCTTAAAGTTTGTGCAGTATTACAAAAATATATTGATCAGGGTATCTCGGTTAATACATCATATAATCCAGAGCACTTTGATGAAGGTAAAGTACCTATGTCTCAATTGATTACAGATATGGTTACGTTCTATAAGTATGGTGGTAAACAGCTATACTATAATAATACACACGATGGATCTGGTGAGATGAAAGATGATACACAAACAGAACTAACACGTTCAGATTTTAGTACTGATGCTGAATATGATGATTACTGCGATAGCTGCACAATATAGGAGAACAATGAATGTCAGTTTTTGAGAAACAAGAAAAGTCCCACATGAATTCGTTAATGTTTTTTGATGGTGGTGTTGATATTGCACGATATGACCAGGTGCAAAACCCTGCTTTAGAAAAGATTACAGAAAAAATGCTAGGATTTTACTGGCGTCCTGAAGAGGTCGATGTATCTAAAGATCGATCTGACTTTGCTAATCTAACTGACTTTGAAAAGCATATCTTTACATCAAACTTAAAACGTCAAATCTTGTTAGACTCGGTTCAAGGTCGTGGCCCAACAGAGACGTTTATGCCTGCAGCATCTGTACCAGAGATTGAACCATTGGTTATGGCATGGGCATTCTTTGAGACAATCCATTCACGTTCTTATACTCATATTATTCGTAATGTATATGCTAATCCATCAAAGGTATTTGATGAGATGCTTGACATTGAAGAGATTGTTGATTGTGCAAAAGATATCTCAGGATATTATGATGACTTTATTGACTACCAGAAATGGTATGATCTATTGGGTGAAGGTAAGCATAAAGTAAATGGTAAGACAGTTATTATTAGCAAATATGAATTAAAGAAACGCTTATGGGTTGCACTCAATTCTATTAATATTCTTGAAGGTGTTCGCTTCTATGTTTCATTCGCATGTTCATGGGCATTCGCTGAGTTAAAGAAGATGGAAGGCAATGCAAAGATTATTAAATTTATTGCACGTGATGAGAATACACACCTTGCTGCATCTCAAACTATTATCAAAAACCTACCTAAAGAAGATCCTGACTTTGAAAAGATTCGTACTGAATGTGCAGAACAAGTAACAGGTATGTTTGTTGCTGCTGTAGATCAAGAAAAAGAATGGGCTGATTATCTATTTAAAGATGGTTCAATGATTGGTTTGAATGCAAAACTTCTATCTGACTATATTGAATGGATTGCCAATAAGCGTATGAAAACGCTTGCAGTTAAATCACCTTATAGTACTCCTCAGGCTAATCCGCTTCCATGGACAGAGAAATGGATCGGTGGAGGTAATGTACAAGTTGCGCCACAAGAAACAGAGATTAGTTCTTATGTTATTGGTGGTGTTAAGCAAGATGTAAATGAAGATACATTTAAAGGAATGTCTCTATGATTGTAATCTATAGTAAAGATAATTGTCCATATTGTCTTAGAGCAATCAGGCTAGCCGAAGAGAAGGGCTTTAAACATACTATCTTTAAGATTGGTGATAATATTACACAAGATGATTTTTTAAATAAGTTTCCTAATGCTAGAACAGTTCCTCAGATTGAAAATATAGTATCTGAAGGAAACGAATATATAGGTGGATACACCGAGTTTGAAAGCTGGGTACTATCTAAAGCACTAGGAGGTATGACACTATGATGCAATGTTACCACTGCGGAGTGGAATTTAATGTAAAATTTGATGATCCAGATGCACGGGTAGAATATTGCCCATCATGTGGAGTTGATATCGATGGATCCGTTAATGATGAACAGCTAGAAATGGACTTTGACGACGTTGAATAAATAGACTAAAGTGATAACGATGGTCTATTATGAATACTTGGAAATATAAAGGTAATGCCTTTACATCAGAAGATATTGGTGACTATGTAGGATTTGTTTACATAGTCACTGATAATACAAATGGTATGAAGTATATCGGTAAGAAAAACTTCTATTCTAAAATAAAGCTTAAACCCCTAAAAGGTCAAAAGCGAAAACGCACTAAAATATCTGAATCAGACTGGCTAACTTATCATGGTAGTTCAGAGGAAGTAAAAACCCTTCTTGAAGAACACGGTGATAAGAGATTCAAGCGAGAGATATTACATCTCTGTATGGGTAAAGGAGAAATGTCCTACCTTGAGATGAAAGAACAGATTGTACGCGACGTATTACTAAAGCCAGATGAATACTACAACGCCTTTGTTGGCGGTAAAATACACAGAAACCATGTAAAAAACTTGTGTACATCCACTAAAAAATAGTGTATAATGGTGACATAATGACAGATGATAATGACAATGTAATACCGTTTCCGTATGGTGAGATTAGAAATCCTATCATAGAACCTCGTCGTGATGATGAGATGGATATGGCAGGTGAATGCATTCAAGACATACTAATGACGCTATCAGAATATGGATATAATCCTAAGTTTGATCCGGCGTTCTTTAGAGATATGGGATGTATCCTTAACCTAATCTATGGAGCATTAATTCGAAATGAAAATCCGGACTATCCATTTGTTGAAATACTAGATATAATACATGAGATGATAATGGAGACTAGAAACAAAAATGATGATAATTGATTATAATGGGATTGCAATGGGTAATATCATTGTTAACCAAAAGCGAATGGATATGAATGAAGACACTATTCGTCATATGATTCTTAACTCTATTCGTATGCATGTTAAAAAGCATAAAGATGAGTATGGACAAGTTGTTATTGCATGTGACGGTGGATCTTGGCGTAGAGATGTATTCCCTCAATATAAATGGGCACGACGTAATAACCGTACAGAATCTAGTTTAGATTTTGACTTGATTTTTAAGTGTCTTAATATGGTTCGTGAAGAAATATCACTGAATATGCCATATAAGGTTGTACATATTCCTAATGTAGAAGCCGACGATATTATCGGTACATTAGTTGAACAGACACAAGAGTTTGGACAGCATGAGGATGTGATGATTATCTCTGCTGACAAAGATTTTATTCAGCTACAGAAATATGGTAATGTAAAACAATATTCACCTATGACTAAAAAGTTTATCAAGGATGAGAATCCTCATAGCTATCTGTTTGAACATGTTCTTAAAGGTGATAGCTCTGATGGTATTCCTAATGTTCTCAGCGGAGATGACACCTTTGTTGAAAGTATTCGCCAGTCACCAATGACTAAGAAAAAGATACAGGAATATGTTGATAATGCAGAGAATTTACAATCTTATATGAGCGATGAAGTATATCGTAATTACAAGCGTAATCAACTATTAGTAGATCTTGCATATATTCCTGCAGAGATCAAAAAATCTATTATAGATACATCAGAAGCTGTTAAGGTACCACATAGGATGAAGATCCTAAACTACCTTATTAAGAATCGCTGTAAACTATTAATTGAATGCATTGAGGATTTTTAATGATAAATGAAAATATTAATCGGCCAACTCTACATGAGATTTTTACCAAAGTAGCCGAAGCTAAGACACGTGAAGAAAAGAGTAAAGTGCTAAAGCACTATGATACTCCTCATGTACGTTACTTTTTAAAAGGAGCGTTTGATGAATCCATTGAATGGCTGATACCAAAAGGTTCACCTCCATATAAAGAAACAACACCAAAAGAAGCTGACCATGTGCGTAAGCATATTGTTAAGCGGTTTAAGTTCTTTGTTAAAGGCGGACCAAAGGTTAAGTCAGAAACACATCGTGAAGTTATGTTTATTCGTATTTTAGAGTCTATTGATCCTAAAGATGCTGAGCTTCTTATTCTTTGTAAGGATAAAGAGTTTACCGGCAAGTTTAAAGGACTA